GGCGACCAAGATGGATTAAGATTTAATTGTACATCAACCACTGGAGAAGCATTTATAGATTTTGGAGATAGTGGAGATAATGATGCAGGTAGTATTAGATATGACCACAATGACAACTCATTAGCATTTAGAGTTAATGCAGCAGGAAGAGTAAGAATAAATTCATCAGGGGATTTATTACCAGAAGCAGATGGTACTCAAGATTTAGGAGCATCTTCTAAACGATGGGGAGTAATATATTCTGCTGACTTGGATTTATCTAACGAAGGTTCACAAAACGATGTTGATGGAACTTGGGGTAGTTATGTAATCCAAGAGGGAGAAGATGACTTATTCTTAATCAACAGAAGAAATGGTAAGAAATATAAATTTATGTTACAAGAGGTACAAGACTAATGGCTATTACATATAGAGGAGTACGCTTTGCAGGATATAATAAACCTAAGAGAACACCAAAGCACCCTAAGAAATCACACGCAGTATTAGCTAAATCTGGTGGAAAGGTAAAGTTGATCCGTTTTGGTCAGCAAGGAGTAAGAGGAGCAGGAAAGAGTCCGAAGTCACCTGCACAGAAAGCAAGAAGAAGGGCATTTAAAGCACGACACGCTAAAAATATTCGCAAAGGGCGTATGAGTGCAGCATATTGGGCGAATAAAGTAAAATGGTAAGGAAATAAAATGGAACTAAATAAAAACACAAAATTTACACTAAGTTTGGAAACAATCATTAGTATAGGGGTAACAATCTTTATGGTGGTTGGTTTATGGTATAATTTAAAAGCAGAGATTGAGATAGCAAAAGAATTGCCAGAACCACCTATCAGTAGAACAGAATATGATCTAAAAGACCAAATGATTCGTAATTCTATTTTGAATACTGAAGAAAAGGTAGAAAAACTTGAAGATAAAGTAGATGACATCAAAGAAGATACCAGAATGATTCAAGAAACTCTTTTAGATATGAGAAATGATTAATGGAGAGCAATTATGAGAAATATGATAAATATGTTGCTGTTGGTGCTTGGGTTATCTACATCATCGCTATATTCGCAATCAGTATCTTTGGATAGCTTTCAAGATGTACAGTTATTGAATGTACAGAATTGTGCAGTAGTACAAGTAAACGCATCTTGGAATTATGGCAATAGAGTAAAGATAGAACAATTAGATAAGTTGTGTTATATCGCAGAAATAGATATTGAAGATAAAACGATTGGTGCTACCATAGTAAAAGAATGGGATATTAAAATAGTTCCAACTATTGTTGTATTAAAAGAAGGTGTAGAGATAAAAAGATTTCAACCTGGTATTAGTATGAGCTTTGATGAAAGAACTATTATAGAAGATATAAGAAAAGAAGTAAGATAATGCCAAAACATAAAAAATCGAGAGTCAATCAAGCAGGAAACTATACCAAACCTGGATTAAGAAAACGCTTATTCCAGAAGATTATGCGAGGTAACAAAGGTGGTAATCCTGGACAATGGAGTGCAAGAAAAGCACAGATGTTAGCACTTGCTTATAAACGAGCAGGTGGAGGTTATAAATAGTGGCTCTCAAGAAATCACAAAAAAGTCTACGCAGATGGACGAAACAAAAATGGGGTACTAAGTCAGGGAAACCTTCTAAAAAGACTGGCGAAAGATACCTACCACAACGACTACTTAAAGCACTAAGTGCATCAGAATACGCATACGAAACTCGTAAGAAACGCAAAGCAACTAAAGCAGGAAAGCAACGAGCTAAGTATTCTCGCAAAACAAGAAAAAGAATGCGTAGATATTCTTAATTTGTTATATTCAGTATTATTAATCATACTGGAGGACAAATGTCTAAAGAAAAAAAACAAGATGAATTTAAAATCGTATTAGAGGACGGAAAAGAAGTAAACTTTGACGATCTACAAGACGAACAGAAAATAATGGTAAATCAGATCAGAGATTTGGATATGCAACTTGGAAGGTTGAATTTTCAAGCACAACAATTACAAGCAGCTAAAAACCATTTTTCAACTGAATTAAATTCTTCTTTGAAAGAAGAGAAGGAAGATGCCTAAGTTAAATGTAGTCGCAGGAATCATAGAAAAAGTAGTAGATAAAATCGATGACTTTACACTTGATAAATCTGAAAAAGCAGAACTCATACAAGAAATCAACAAGGCACAAATTGAGGTCAATAAAGTTGAAGCTAATAGCAACAGCTTATTTGTATCTGGGTGGCGTCCTTTTGTTGGGTGGACTTGTGGAGTAGCACTATGCTATCATTTCGTACTACAACCCTTCTTAGTCTTTCTGTTATATTCATTTGGTTATCAAGTGGATTTACCAGTGTTCGATATGACAACCCTAACGACAATACTTTTAGGTATGCTTGGTCTTGGGGGAATGCGTTCGTTCGAAAAAGTGAAGAAGTCGGCATAATGGAATTTAACGAAATCATTGAAAAAGTCCTCGAACACGAGGGAGGTTATGTCAATGATAAAGATGATTTAGGTGGGGAAACAAAGTATGGTATAACCAAACGATTCTATCCTCACCTCAACATCAAAGAACTTACCAGAGAACAAGCAAAAGAAATCTATTATAATGATTATTGGATTCCTTCTAAAGCACAAAAATTACCAGAACATCTACGCTATCCATATTTTGATTGTGTAGTAAACACTGGACAACGCAGAGCAGTAAAGATATTGCAACAGGCGTGTAATAATAAAAACACCTTTGAAATCAAAGAAGATGGACTAATTGGTGCAGCGACTATCTCTGCGTGTAAAAGATTAGAGCCAGATAGATTTGTTTCTTATAGAATTTTATTCTATTCTTTGTTAATTTCAGAGAACCCTACGCAAGAAAAATTTTGGTATGGGTGGTACAAAAGAGCCAAAGGAGAGTAAATGCCTACATATATAACATCACGAGATTTAAAAGATACCTTTCCAAATTTAGATGAATTTGATACAAAAAAACCATTATATGGTTGGGTAGTAGATTCAGTCAGTAGATATGCTTCTCACGACTCTGGATTAGTAACACAATTATTTGTAGATGGACAAGACTTAGGATCAGCAGAAGCATCAAAGACTGATGTAAACTCTAATGGTAAATGGTACTATGAAGAATCAGAAGATGCAGTATATTATTACAACGACGCAAGTAGTCCTGATGATTTATTAATGGAAGCAGGGGAAGATTTTGTTACACTGAAGAATAGAGTAATGAAAGACGCAAGTGATTATGTAGACTCTAAATTAGATGCTACGCTTCCAAGAGAACAATTTTTATTAAAAGATGGTACATACGATTATCTTATTAGACGCTTAACTTCTTTAGTTGCAGCGTTCTTTTTAGTAAAAGGTAAAGATCCAACAAGCGAAATAGCAGAAGCGTTGTTTGAAGAAGCAACAATGCACATTGAAGATTTAAATGCAGGTAGAGCTAAACTTACTTTTCAAAATACTGGAGATGCTTCCAAAGGTATTGTTAGAAAAATCTCTGTGTCTGGAAGTCTTAATATTGTTGATACTAGAGGAAATTACTATGGTAGCTACGATAGATTGAAAGTCATTGTAACGACTGCTGGTGCTATAGGAACTGCTAAGTATTCTGTCTATGCTAAAGATACCGATGGATTGAAAAACAATTTAGTATTACAAGATGAAATTATTAATGGCGATTATCAAGAATTGGTAGGTGGTTTACAAGTAAGATTTCAGGGTTCATCAGACGCATCTACTGCAACGCAGAATGATGAGTGGGAAGTAGAAGTATCTGGAATCTATGAAGAGGTAGATAATCCTTCTATGCGTTCTGTTAAAATGACTCGTAAAGATTTCAAACAATTCTATCGAGGTAAGAATGGCAGTCGCATCTACTAATGCTTGGAAAGTAAATGTAGAAGAAACAATCCAAAAAGGAATAAAGAATGAGTTCTTTACTTCTTTGCCTATTTTTCGTTCCAGAGATTTTCAACACAGAGGAAATCAATTCTGTATTATTAAAGGAAATACTTCCGACGCACAAAGTACAATGTATGCTGTATTGCCAAATAATTATAATTTAACTTTAGAGTTTTTTATGTTAGACCATAAACGCAACGATGTTACAGTAAAGCGTTTTTTTAATACTGTATCACGATTAGAAGAAATATTTTATACATTGGTAGACCTTGATCCTTTGTTTAATTGTACAATTAATGGAATAACATACGAAGATGATGTAGAGTTTAATGGATATAGAAAAGCAACTTTTGATATAACCGTAGGGAATGTAAGATAATGGCATTGACATACGAAAATATTACTTATGAAAAGATTATGATTCCTTTGCGTGATAAGTTACGCACAGAGTTTAAGGGTGGATTGCCAATATATTTTGATAATCAACATCAAGACATCGGTACAAAGTCATTACGCATTTATCCTACCTCACAAGAATTAGTAGAAAAAAGAACAAAGTCCTACATCAATGTTTACAATATACAGATGGATTATGTATTGAAAACATACAGAGATGATGAGAAGGCATTAGACCAGATGTACAAAGATGTCACCAGAATAGAAACCATATTGTTTAACAACTCTAATGGTGGAGATATACCATATTTCTATGCAGGTATGCCTGAAGTAGAGCATAATGTAGACGCAGGAATAGATAATGTCTATGTGTCACGCATAACCGTTCCAGTGCTATATGAAGAGGTACACGAACAGTTTGTAAGATTCATTACCTCAAATGATAAATTCTTTGTAAGTTCTGATGGTTCTTTTTATATTGTAAGGAGTTAATTATGGCAAAAAAATATAAATTAAAAGATGGCTTAATGCCACGCAAACCAAGTTTCTTAAAATTAGGAAAAGAAAAATGGTATTTATTAAATAGTGGTAAATCAGTAGAATTAGACATTGTGCCAGAATTAGCAAAAGATTATTTAGAAGAAGTAAAGTCAAAAGTAAAAAAAGAGGTAAAGAACGATGGCGAACAGTAAAGTAAGTTTTAGTCCAAAAGATTTTCAGTTAGCGATAGCTCCTGAAACAGCAGCAGGTACTGCAATTCAAGCAGCAGGTAACGGAACATTTAATTATATTAATATTGACTCTATTGAGTTTCCTTCATTGAATCCACAGCAGGTTTTAGATGTAAGACACGGAACTGGTAGAACATTAAAAGCAGTTGATATGTTTTTAACAAACAAATTAACTGTGAAAGAAATAAGTTTTTCAGGTATCGCAGACGATACTATTTTACCAGTGCTTTTACAAAACATTACTCAAGAAACTTCTTCAACTTATGATATTGAGTTCGATTACGATCCAACAGAAATTAAAGTAGGTGATGTATATTCTGACAACACTGGTACTTTTACTGTGTTAATTGAATCACCACAAAGTGGCTATCAAATGCTATTTGGTGGTTGTGTCTTAACATCACTTTCTATTAGTGCAGATATTGGTGAAGAATCAGGAAGAGTAAAATTTTCAGGAACATTTAAATCAGGTATGGTTCCAGATTTATCACCAACAGATTTAGCACCTTCAAATGGTACAGCTCACTTCAACTCTAATTACTTTATGACAGATTATGGTGATGCAGGAGATACAGGAGCAGATACAACCATTGCAGGTATCCCAGATCCAATTTTAAAATCATTCAGCTTCACGCTTGAGAACGATGCTCAATTTATGGGCTTTGACGCAGCAGGAAGCTATCAAGTGATTGCAAGAGCTTTACCAGAAGTTTCTGCAACCCTTGAAGCAAGTGTAAAATACGATGACGAAACAGCAAGATTGGTTGAGGATTTCAACAATCAATCAACTGGTACAGTTGCAAATACTTTAGCAGCACTTACTGA